TAGGAAAGAGTTATGGAGACTGCTGATTCGTTTATTGACTATGCGATGCCGCTGATGCAGATCGAGGCTATGGCAAAAGAAATCCATGCGCTGTGTCTACAACGTAGATACAAAGAAGCAGAAGAGATCAGCGTCCAGTTGGGAGTAGAAGCCCGAATACTGCAGATGACCCTGCGTCACATGGAAGAAGTCAAGTAATGAGCAGCCCCTGGTCTTTCAGCAGCATCAAGTTGTTTGAGCAGTGCCCTCGCAAGTACTACCACTTGCGGGTGGCCAAGGACTTCGCTGAGCCCACGTCGGATGCCATGTTATATGGCACACGGTTTCATGAGGCGGCGGAGTTTTACATCAAAGAAGACCGACCCCTTCCCGAGGCGTTTAACTTTGCCAAAGGTGCGCTGGACAGTCTACGTAAGATCCCCGGTGACAAGTACTGCGAGTACGAGATGGGGCTGACTGAGAACCTGGATCCATGTGGGTTCCGGGATCCACAGGTGTGGTTCCGGGGGATTGCTGACTTATTGATCATCGACAACGCCCGAGCCGAGGCGCGGGTGCTTGACTACAAAACAGGCAAGAGCGCCAAGTACGCCGACACCGGGCAGCTAGAGCTTATGGCACTTGCAGTGTTCAAGCATTTTCCCGAGGTCAAGCGGGTCAAGGCGGGGCTGTTGTTTGTGATTGCCAACGCGTTTCCAAAGGCAAATTATTCGATTGACCAAGCGCCCATCTTGTGGCAAAAGTGGTTGCGAGACCACGACCGAATGAAGGGTGCATACCGCACCAACACATGGAATCCACGCCCCAGCGGATTGTGCCGAAAGCACTGTGTGGTGACCACGTGCCCTCACAACGGAAGGAATGGATGATGCCGTATACGAAATCACCGCGCCCCTATAAACACGAGTACCAGATGCAGCTTAAACGTGGCGAGATACCTGCGAAGCTGGAGCGCCAACGTGCACGGCGGGCGCTGGACAAGAAAGGTGTGGATCGCACGGGCAAGGACGTGTCCCACAACGTGGCCCTGGCCAAGGGGGGCAGCAACGCCGACGGGTACCGCCTGGAGTCCCCTGCAAAAAATCGTAGCCGTAACGGTCACAAAAAGAAGAAACCCGCTTGACGTGCGCTGCGCGACAAGCTAGATTAGAAGTTCGATGAGCAGCGGACGGCGTGGACACCCACTCCGTCCTAATTCTGTTAATGCCACATTGGCAGGACTGCGCGTCTGCGGAGAGAGACATTGCAAATTGTTGAGAACAAAGCACTGCTGCTGACACTGCGTAACCCGCAACGTGTCACCACGGTCATTCCGAAAAGCAAAGAGCTACCAAACAACCAAGTGCTTGTGCGCTGGGGGTTGGATGAAGCACAGGTCTTAAAAAACCTCAAGATCCGAAACGTGCCGTCGCCCATCCTGGGACACTACGACTGGCCTGGGAAACACAAACCTTTCGAACACCAGCGTGTCACGTCTGCTTTCCTGACGCTGAACAAGCGTGCGTTTTGCTTCAACGAGCAGGGTACAGGCAAGACGGGCAGTGTGATTTGGGCATCGGACTATTTGCTCAAGCAACGCCGAATCCAGCGCGTGCTGGTGATTTGCACTCTGTCTATCATGGACTCCGCATGGCGTGCAGACTTGTTTAAGTTTGCTATCCACCGCACCGTGGACATTGCCTACGGTAGCGCGGAGAAGCGTCGGGCCATCATCAAGGGTGACGCTGAGTACGTCATCATCAACTATGACGGCGTGGAGATTGTTGCTGATGACATCCGCAACGGTGGATTTGATCTCATCGTGGTGGACGAGGCAAATGCCTACAAGAATGTGCAGACAAAGCGCTGGAAAGTCCTCAACTCATTGATCAAGCCAGATACATGGCTATGGATGTTGACAGGCACTCCGGCAGCGCAGTCACCGCTCGATGCGTATGGACTTGCCAAGCTGGTCAACCCCACGGGTGTACCCAAGTTCTTCACTTCGTTCCGCGACATGGTGATGCTCAAGCTCACCAACTACCGATGGTTGCCTAAAGAGAACGCTACACAGACAGTGTTCAACGCGCTGCAGCCCGCCATCAGGTATACCAAAGACGAGTGCTTGGACTTGCCCGAGATGACCTACGTGAAGCGCCGCGTGGAGATGACCAAGCAGCAAGAGCGGTACTACACCATGCTCAAGAACAAGATGGTGGTGCAGGCTGCAGGAGAAGAGATCACGTCGGTGAACGCAGCAGTCAACATGAACAAGCTGCTACAGATCTCATGCGGTGCGGTGTACTCGGATACCGGTGAGGTGCTTGAGTTTGACATCAGCAAGCGGTACGCAGTGCTGCAGGAAGTGATTGAGGAAGCCAGCCAGAAGGTGTTGGTGTTCGTGCCCTTCAAGCATGTGATCTCGATCCTGGCGCAAAAGCTCAACGCCGACGGGATTGAAGCTGAGGTAATCAGCGGAGAGGTGTCTGCCAACGCCCGTACCGAGATTTTCAAACGATTCCAAGATAGTAGTTCCCCCCGAGTGTTGGTGATTCAGCCGCAAGCTGCCGCGCACGGCGTGACGTTGACCGCTGCAAATACGGTCGTGTGGTGGGGGCCGACAAGTTCTTTGGAGACCTACGCACAGGCCAACGCCCGCGTCCACCGATCCGGACAGCGCCACCCCTCAACAGTTGTACAGCTCGCGGGGTCAGGTGTTGAAAGACACATTTACAACTTATTAGATAATAAAATTGACGTTCATACAAAAATTGTTGATCTTTACAAAGACCTACTTGAATAAAGAAAAGAACGTCACTATAATACAGGTTCCGACACTTACAACAGGAGAGAGTGATGAGCGACGAAACAGAAAAAGTGCCTACGGAAAAGCTGGTGCGGGTGTATCTCAAGATGAATGCCGCCCTTACAAAAATCCGTGAGGAGTACGAGGCCGAAGAGAAGGCTCTCAAAGAGAAGCTGGGCGCTGTGAAGCGTGCGCTGCTGCAGTACTGCAAAGACGAGAACCTGGAGAGTGTGCGCACTTCCGAGGGGATGTTCTATCGCACGGTACGGACAAGCTATTGGACTAACGATTGGGAGTCTATGGGCAAGTTCGTCGTGGAACACAACGCCCCTGAGCTTTTAGAGAAGCGTCTGCATCAGGGCAACATGAAACAGTTTTTGGAAGACCACCCCGATTTGCTGCCACCGGGGCTCAACGTGGACAGCGAATACACAATCACGATAAGGAGAAAATGATGGCGTCGCAAGAGCCACTTGTGCCGATTGAAGATGTTGCCAAGCACTTCACGGTTTCAATTTCAACCATCCGGGCGTGGGTGCGCCAAGGGTTCATCCCACGAGACACCTACATGAAAGTGGGTAACACTTACCGGTTCCAGCTACCACTCGTCGTTGCGGCGCTTACCAAAACGCCAAAGGACAATGGTGCTGATGAGGCTCCAGTACAACTGGATCTCGACTTTTCCAATCCCGACAAAGACATCTAACTAGGAGTATTCCCATGTCTGCATTGACTCTTTTTGGTAAGCCCAGCAAAGCCCTCGCCGTTCTGGGCGGCGTAGAAGATAGCCTGACCAGCACCATTGCCGGTGGTAGCGCTGGAGGTAATCGTCGCATCAGCATCAAGGGCGGCGTGTTCCGTGAAATCGTTGGTGGCAAAGAAGTCCGCGTGAGTGAGGACCGTGCAATTAACGTGGTAATCATTAACGCTGCGCCAGTGTCGCGTATGTACTTCTCAGGTACGTACAACGAAGGTGAGATCAGCAAGCCTGTGTGCTGGTCATCAGACACGCAGCGCCCGGATTCAGCCGTACCACAAGATCAGCGCCAGTCTCAGTTCTGCAAAGACTGCCCTCAACATATCAAAGGGTCTGGACAAGGCGAGTCTCGTGCATGCCGATTCCAGCAACGTATTGCTGTGCTGCTTGATGGGGAGATCGACAAGCGCGAAGTCTATCAAGTCACGCTGCCCTCCACGTCTGTGTTTGGAGATGCGGATGGTAAGAAGATGCCACTGCAAGCATACGGGCGTCATCTCAAGGCGTACAACACCCCGGCTATCAGCATCATCACCGAGATGCGATTTGATACCGCAAGTCCGACGCCCAAGCTGGTCTTCAAGCCGGTGCGTGAGTTGGAAGAGCACGAGTTGCAGATTGCCGTGGAGATGAAAGACCACGCCGATACGGTCAAAGCTGTTAGTCTGAATGTGTCCCAGATGGACGGCGTGATCCCTGCACCGAAACAGGAAGCCAAGCCCACCCCTGCGCCCGCCCTGCCCCCGGCAACTAAAGCCGCAAAGGCCGCACCCGTGGAAGTTGAGGAAGTTGAAGAGCCTAAGAAGGTGGTCAAGAAGACCGCCGCTACTTCGACGCCGGAAGAGAAGGTTGACCTCTCTGCCGTGGTTGATGAATGGGATGACTAACCAAGTCTTAGGAGGGGGCTACGTGCCCCCTATCTTCCCTTCTTCAATCATCGGTGGTCATGGACACAAGAACATTTCTGGAGGCGACACTCAGCGGTGATGGGTATTACTGTGTGTATGCTGCGCGAATCAGTGACGAGCGCAAAGTACAGAAGTTTTACGACAGCATTGATGCGGTAGTTAGCGCGGCTCAACAGTTTGACGATGACGGATACGACGCGTACTTTGCCCTTAGCACATTCGTAGAAGCTGGATCACGTAAAGTCCCGAATGCTTTCCAACTGAAGGCGTTCTTCCTTGATCTGGATTGCGGCGCAAGTAAAGAGTATCCAACGCAAGCCGACGCGCTATCCGCGCTGCGTGGGTTTTGCAAGAAGCTCAGCATGCCAAGACCCACAGTGGTCAACAGTGGTAGGGGTATCCACGCGTACTGGCCCCTCACAAACGCTGTTCCACGTGAAACATGGGTGCCGGTAGCAGAGCGACTAAAGAGGTTGTGTAAAGAACATAATCTGCACTGTGACCCAGCAGTTACAGCCGATTCAGCTCGGGTGCTGCGAGTCCCTGGCACACACAACCACAAAGACACACCCCCCAAAGAAGTAGCCCTGGTGGGGGCACCGGGTGGTAGTGTGGACTTTGACGTATTCAAAGAGTTGTTGGGGGATGACCTGGGGGTGCTGGGTGCTCCTAAGAAGTACGTCCCCCGTGAGCATGACGAGTTGATGCAAGCGCTCTCAGGCAGCTACATCAGCAGGTTCAAGACCATCATGATCAAGACCGTGGCGGGCAAGGGATGCGCCCAGCTACAAGAGGTCGTGACTAACCAAGCGCGTATTTCAGAGCCACTGTGGCGTGCGGGCTTGTCTGTTGCCAAGTTTTGTGTGGATGGAGCCACGGCAATCCACAAAATTTCATCCAAGCACCCCGAGTATTCCCCCGAAGCAACCGAAGAAAAAGTCAGCCTGATCAAAGGGCCGTACCTGTGTGAGCGCTTTGATGAGTACCGCCCTGGAGTATGCCCTAACTGCATGCACTGGAACAAGCTCAAGTCCCCCATAACGCTGGGCCGTGAGGTGCTGGAGGCTGATGAGTCGGACAATATCGTGGTGCAAAAGCCTCTGGGTATCCCGGATGCAAAACCACTTGAGTACGTCATTCCTAAGTACCCGCACCCCTACTTCCGTGGCAAGTCAGGTGGCATATTTGTTCACGGCAAGAAGGGTGAAGACGACGAAGAACCTAGGGACAAGCTGGTCTATCACAACGATCTGTATGTGGTGAGACGGCTAAAAGATCCTGATATGGGTGAGGCGATTGTCATGCGCCTACACCTCCCACGAGACGGGGTGCGCGAGTTCACGCTGCCGCTTACTGCGGTCGGCGCAAAAGACGAGTTCCGCAAGTACCTCGCTATGCAGGGGGTGACAGTTCTTAACGTAGCAGAGTTGATGGACTACACAATGAGATGGGTTAACGAATTACAGTTTAAGGCTGAAGCCACGGAGTCCCGTAGGCAATTCGGCTGGACAGATTCCATAGGCACCTCCTTCGCCGTGGGGAACATGGAGATCTTCAAAGATCGCATCGAGATCAATTCTCCCTCCAGTGCCACAGTACAGTACTTTCCCTACTTCACCGCCAAGGGTACGTACGAGGGGTGGAAACAAGCGTTGGAGTTTTTTAACCGCCCCGGCTTTGAGTTGCATCAGTTCATGTTTGGGTTATCGCTGGGGGCTCCGCTCATGGAGTTCCAACCGCTTAATGCGGCGGCGTTTCACGCATGGAGTAAAGGCTCTGGGCTAGGTAAAACCACCGCCATGCTTGCAGGTGCGTCTGTCTGGGGGGATCCGGACATGATCATGCTGCAGGAGAACGATACGCACAACTCACGCATGAATCGGGCTGAGGCATACAAGAACGTTGTAGTTTACATCGACGAGATGACCAACACGAAACCTGCAGAGCTATCTGATTGGGCGTATCAGCTTCCTAACGGGATGCAGCGCAACCGGATGTCCGGTAAGAGTAACGTGGAGCGTGTCAGAGGCAAGCCGTGGAAGACGCTATTCGGATCCACGGGCAACACTGGGTTGGTGGAGCGCATCAGCTTGTACAAGCGCATGCCAGAGGCGGAGGCCCAGCGCATACTGGAGTATCAGGTCAACAAGATTTATTTCAAAACCAAAGAAGAGACTGATGTATTTAGCGCAGCAATCAAGCAGCACTATGGCCATGCAGGACGGGTGTACATCCAGTACGTCATGAACAACCTAGCAGCCGCAAAGGAACTTGCCAACGCAAATCAGCAACGTATTGATGCCGCTGCCGGGTTGACCGCAGAAAACCGATTTTGGTCAGCATTGGTGTCTCGCACAATCACGGGGCTGATGCTTGGCAAACGGGCTGGGTTGATAGATTGGCAGATCGCGCCGATTGCTCAGTGGGCCGTGCGGGTGCTGATCGACGCCAAGAAGTCCACCACGGAGATGGCAAGTGAGGTCGGCTCGTTGCTCACAGACTATCTCGCGGAAAACTACAACAACATCCTG